ATAAGAAAAGGTGACATGAGCGGGACGGTCGAGACAAAGGTAGAGATCTACGGGCTCAAGAACGCACTTAAAGAACTCAACAAAGTAGACAAAGTGCTTCGGCGCGAGATCACCAAAGATTACAAGCGCGTTACATTGTCACTTATTCAAGACGCCGAATCCGCAATCCCACTTGGCTACCCCCTCTCGGGCTGGGCTCGAAGATGGACACCGACAAAAGGCTCCTACCAGATTCTTCCTTGGCCTGAATCGCACTCAATCAAAGCATCAATCAACACCAAAAACATTAAAGAGTTCGCAGGTCAAAAGGTAAACCTTTCTACATTCGTAGTTAAGTGGACTGGCGGCGCGGCTTCTGTCTTTGACTTTGCAGACTCGGGAGCGATGGGTGCAGCACTGTCCAGCAAATACGGTGCGCCTTCGCGCGTAATGTGGAAAGCATACGAATCAAACAAAACCGAACTTGATCGAGAGATGGAAATCATCGTGCAAAAGGTAGCGGACAAAATGTCTATGAATTTGGCGGCTCAATAATGGGCGTCATCCTTCCGATCATCTCCGAGTTTGATGCCAAGGGCACACAGAAGGCGATTAAAGAGTTCCAAAAGCTTGAAGGCGCATCCGCCAAAGCCCAATTTGCCATAAAGAAAGCCGCGCTCCCAGCCGCAGCCGCAGTCGCAGGATTAGGGCTTGCTCTTGTAGGTGCTACTAAGGCCGCAATGGAAGACCAAGCCGAACAGGTACAGCTTGCGCTTGCGTTGCAGAATGTCACTGGCGCGACCGACGCACAAGTTAAAGCCTCCGAGGACATGATCTCCAAGATGAGTCTGGCGTCAGGCGTCGCGGACAGTGAGCTTCGTCCGGCACTGGCATCACTTGTCCGAGGAACTAAAGACATCGAAGAAGCGAACCGCGCCCTCGCTCTTGCACAAGACATCTCTGCGGGATCAGGTAAAGATCTTGCGACCGTCTCCGATGCTCTTGCGAAGGCTTACGGCGGAAACATGAAAGGACTTGCAGCATTAAGTCCAGAGATTAAAGCGATGATTAAAGACGGTGCATCACTTGAAGATGTAATGAATGTCCTTGGCGGATCGTTTGGTGGAGCATCTGAAGCGGCTGCGAACACTGCCGAAGGCGGAATGAAGCGTCTCGGAATAGCACTTGCCGAAACAAAAGAGTCAATCGGTGCAGCACTGATTCCAATAGTCGAAGCGTTAATGCCTCACTTAATCGCCTTTGGCGCATGGGCACAAGACAACACCAAAGTCTTCTTGATCGTTGCAGGCGCGATCGGTGGAATCGCAGCGACCATTTTGATCTTGAATACCGCTATGAAAGTTTATGCAGCGGGACAAATGATCGTGAACGGCGTAGTCGCAATCTTTAACGCGCTACTACTGGCGAACCCGATAACTCTTGTCCTTTTAGCAATCGTCGCATTCATCGCCATCCTTGCCGCGCTCTACTTCAAGTTTGAGGTAGTCCGAAAGATCGTAGACACTGTCTTTGATGCCATGCTTGAAGGCGGTAAAGCAGTCTTCAACGGACTTACCACCTACTTCACAGGAGTCTTCAACATTTTTAAAGTGCTATTTAACGGCATCGCCAAAATGTGGAACAACACCGTAGGCAAATTGTCTTTTGAGTTCCCTTCATGGGTACCCGGTCTAGGCGGAAAAGGCTTTGATGTCCCAGATATTCCTTACCTTGCAGAAGGCGGGATCGTGACAGGGCCAACGCTTGCAATGATCGGCGAGCGCGGCCCTGAAGCGGTAATCCCATTATCTGGACGCAATTCTGGGATGGGCGGAATCACAATCAACATCACAGGCGGTCTTTCATCAAGTGCCGACATCGGCAAAGCAGTCGTAAACGCGATCCGCCAGTTCAATCTTACTAACGGCCCTGCGAACATTCAGGTCGCTTAATGGCGGTCACAGTCCCGAACGCGGGAGACATCCTTGTCGAGTTAGACACAGGCGCGATCATTGATGGCTTTGAGCTGGACGATGCCATTCGGGGAGTCTTAGATAATCCTGACTTTGTGCTGGACGGTACGACAGAGTTCGCAGACATTACGACTTATGTGCGAAGTCTTTCTATTCGGCGCGGTCGAGAGCGTACAACCGATCAAGCGAACCAGTCAGGGACGCTTACTTTCACAATGCAGGAAGACGCCGCACAGGAACTTAACCCGCTAAACGATCTTTCTATCTACTACAACCAAGCCGCAGGAATGCCGGGACTTGCACCATTACGACAAGTCAGAGTGTCTAGGGATGGCGAATACTTGATTCAGACCTATGTCACGAATTACGACTACTCCTACAACCTCGGCGCGTTGGACACAGTTAGCGTCGCGGCTGCGGACGCCACATATCTTCTAGCGCGTACAGCTCTAGCCGAACACACTCCTTCCGTAGAGACTTCTAGTGCTCGAGTGTCTACAGTGCTCGCATTCCCAGAAGTCAATTACACAGGCGCGACAGACATCGCCGCCGATCCAGTTGCCACACTTGGCGCATACCAAATAAACAATGCGACTCCAGTCATGGATTACCTAGCACAAATATCTAATGCCGAACAGGGACGAATCTTCATCTCCCGTGATGGCGTCTTGACCTTCCAAAAAAGGATCTCCGCAGCATTCTCTTCGCCATCAATCCAATTTGGCGACACACTAAACACTCCTTACAACGCTCTTACGATTGAATTTGATGCTTCCGATGTAGTGAACCGGGCATCTATCACGATCCAAGGCGGGACTACACAAGTTGCCACTGATGCCGCATCTCAAGCCGCCTATTTCATCCAGTCAGTAGAGCAAAGCGGAAGCCTTTTATCTACTAACGCCCAAGCTTTAACACTGGCGGACTATCTACTTGTCGCAGAACCTTCGCCCAGATACACATCCATAGGCACATGGTTCGGATCGTTATCGGAACCCCAGCGCGACGCCCTTGCGACTGCCGAAATCGGCGACCTTATAGAGATCACAAAGACGGAGTCCTTTGGCGCGGTCACTCAAGAGCTTTACATTGAAGGCATCGAGCATACAATTACTTTTGACTACGGGATGACTAGCAAGTTCTTCACCTCACCGACCACTCTTGTCTATGACTTTATTTTGGATGACTTGGTGTTCGGAATTTTAGATATCACCACGCCCCAGCCCGCATTAAGTTAGGATCAGAGCACTATGGCAAATGAGCAGACAAGCGTTCCAAGTTTTACCGTCGGCGAAATTTTGACCGCATCAAATATGAACCTAAGCGCGGGAACAGGCGTCCCAGTGTTCTTAAATTCCACGACTCGAGATGCGGGCTTCGGAGGTGCAGGAGAAAAGGTGCTTGCCGAGGGCCAGCTCTGCTACCTTTCTGATTCCAACATTGTCCAGTATTATTCCGGTGCTTCATGGCTTGCTCTTGGCACACAAATAAGCGGCTCAACCGTAGCAACAACACAGACAACTACTAGCACAAGTTATACAGATTTAGCTACCGCTGGCCCGTCCGTAACTATGACAACAGGTACTTCTGCGTTTGTAATTGTTACTACTTACAGTTACAACGCAACATCAGGCACCGCTACATATATGAGTTATGCGGTATCGGGTGCAACAACTATCGCAGCAGGTGACTCAACATCGGTAAGTTTGTTAGGCATGAAAACAGGCGGACAAGAATGGTCTAATAGCGCAATGTATCCAGTGACATTGACTGCCGGCTCAAACACTTTCACTAGCAAATACAAAACATCATCCGGTACAGGAACATTTGCGAACCGATCTATTATTGTGATTGCACCATGAACACAATTTCTTTACTTGCTGCCGCTGTCGCATTAGGTCATCAAGAACCTATAAGCGTTGAGCCAGACGGAACTATTTGGCTTGGTACAAGTGACAACAAAAAAGACTTAACCGATAAAGAATTAGACGCGGTACAAAAAAAAGCAAAAGAATTAGCAAAGGACAAAGCCACAGCTCGACAGGCCGTACTTGACCGTCTAGGAATTACAGCCGATGAAGCCGCGCTACTACTTGGCTAGTTTTGTGTTTGCACTTGTCCTGACCGCTTGCGAAACAACACGGACTAACGCGCCTATCAAAGTAAAAAACAGCGCGCTTACACGATGCTCAACTATTACACAATGCGAAAGGGTGTCTAATGGCTAGAGATAAAGCAGAAATAGAAACCTTGCATGCGCGCATGATCGTCTTTGTAGGTTGCACAATCGCAGTCACCTTTGCAATTACTGTCATAGGCTTTGTTTACGGTCTACTTTTTGTTACCCAGCCGCTTGAGCAGTCACCGAATGACGCGCAATTTATAGATCTCTTGTCTACTTTGACAGTCTTTATGACCGGAACACTCTCTGGACTTGTCGCCGCTAACGGCCTAAAACGAAAGCCTGTTGATGGCAGTCCTACCAGCACTCCCTAACATCCCAAACTCCAAACCATACACAGGGAACTCGGACGGAGCTGCACCTGCACCGCGAGCAGGAATGGACGAATGGATTCGACAGGCGATTAAATACGGCGACGGAGCATTCTGGAATAACGGAAGCTGGGGAGTGCGTAACATGCGCGGATCCGAGAATCTGTCAGTGCATGCCACAGGGCGCGCTGTAGATCTTTCATATCGCAAATCAGAGCAGCATCCAAACGCTAATCGCAAGGGCACAATGGACTTCTTTAACATTGTCACAGCGAACGCCAACGCGCTCGGACTTGAATGCATAC